CTTTAACACCCCTTGGTCCTAATAAATTTCTTATTGATTTTCGTGGATATGGACTAAGAAAAGATACACCAGAAGAAAGACAAACACGCATAAAACATCACAACTCCATCTGGGGTCCTTTTGGTCGTAATCTACACGAAGACCTTATTGGCGTTGCTGGGCAGGGTACTACGATGCGTGAGGGAACAGAATCAAGAAACATACTACATGGTAGACATGAGAATTCGACTATTCATGACGAAGTTGGTATGCGTCATTATTATGCAGAATGGGGCAAGTTTTTAGGTGTTAATCCTTCTAATCCCCTAATTCATTTACCCGAAAGTTTAGCTGCATGATCGAAACGAAGAATTGTAAGAAATGCGGATGTAACTGCCATTGTGCGTGGGACTGTTGCGAGAACGGTGCGTGTGGTTGTGATATTTGCGATTGTGGTACTACATCTGAGGAAGTTCCTTCTACTTTTTTTACTCCAACTAATGTTGCTTCTGCATGAAAAAACTAATCAAATTTCATTTAATGCAGGATTTTCCTGATCAAATTGTACTTCCCCCAATTCCTACTAAACGCACAGTACCAGACTGGTTTAAAAAAACACCAGCTTGGAATGATGGCGACCAAACAGTTAAAAAATGTGTACCGTTTTTGGATGCAATGACTGCTGGTTATATGCTTCTCAACCATGTTGATATTGTTATTAGACAACTTTCTGATTTGTCTTTAAAGCTAGATTTCATTGATGAAAAGCACAAAATACTTATCTCTAAATGGCCCCCAATCGAGACTCATCCTATGAGACAGATACCCGGATCTCCAATGGAATCATTTACAGTTCTCAAGTGGATGAATCCTTGGCGAATTGAAACCCCAAAAGACTACTCATTACTATTTTTACCTCCTCTAAACAGGCTTGATAATCCTATTATTCCTCTTACAGGGCTTGTGGATACTGATACTTTTGATAATATAGTAAATATACCTTTTATCCATTCAATGTTAGAAGCAGGAGGTCCGGAGGTAATTATTCCTGCTGGCACTCCTATATGTCAGGTTATACCTGTTCGTAGAGATACTTGGACTTCTAAAGTTACTTGGTTAGATAAACAAGAGCTACGTAAAACAAAGAAGAAACGTGCAGAAATGCAAAAAGATAGAGAAGATTGGTACAAAAATCATGCTCATGTAAAAAAGAATTATGATTAATACAAAATAAAAAAGTAAAACGTAGAGTTGTGTATTAATCTTGTTTATTTTTAAAAAGTGTACAAATTTAAATACTACAATCAATCAGGTTTGTACAGAAATTTATTTAGAAAGAAGAATTTTTATGAATATTGAAAAATTAATAGAAGAGATTGAATATGATGAAGGAAACGTGGAAGAGATCTATTTGGATCATCTCGGTTTGCCTACTTTTGGCATTGGTCATCTTGTTAGGGAGTCTGATCCTGAACACGGATGGGAAGTTGGTACAGCCGTCAGTAACGATAGATGCGTTGAGGCCTTCAACGAAGATATCAAAACAGTCGTGTCAGACTGCCACACCCTATACCCAGACTTTGATGATTTGCCGGAAGAAGCTCAACGAGTAATTGCAAATATGATGTTTAATATGGGTAGACCTCGTTTGTCTAAATTTAAGGGTATGAAACGCGGAGTAGACGCTCGTGAATGGAGTACAGCAGCTGATGAGATGGTTGATTCTCGTTGGTACAAGCAAGTTACTAAACGTGCTGATCGATTGGTAGAACGTATTCGCGCACTAGCATGATTCATACATATAATCTAGCAAGACGTTTTCAAGATATAAAAGAAGACTATTTCAATAGCCTTGAAGTAATCTCTGGTTCTGAAAAAACTGTTAATGGGTTTTATACTAATAAGGTTGAACACTATTTACAAAAAATTGCAGATAGAAAACACGCTCTTTTAGTAAGAAGCGGTTCTCAAGCATTACATTTAGCACTATTAGTAAATGATATAGGGGCAGGTGATGAAGTAATTATTACAGGTTATAGTTGCATGGCTTCTTTAACCTATGTCATTAATTCAGGCGCCACTCCTATTTTTTGTGATGTAGATCGATTTGGTTTAATTGATACAGATAAAATTGAAAAACTTATCACTCCTAAAACAAAAGCTATAACAGGTACTGGGTTATATGGAGATTCCTATGATATTGATGAAGTCTCTTATATATGTAATAAGTATGGTTTGATACATATAAATGATGCTTCACAAAGCTACCTTGGTCGTTACAAAGGTGAAGAACCTATGAGTAGAGGTGACATTGCTTGTATTTCTTTTGCAGAAAACAAACCGATTCCTAGCTTAGGCACTTTTGGAGCAGTGCTCTTAAATGATACTTCAAAATATTTTAAACTTTTATCTTTACGTAAACATGGCAAGTATAGTAGAAGATCTGAGTGGGTGTCGTCAGGAATCAACGCAGTGCCAGAAGAAGATAAGGCTGCTCAGATTTGGTCGGCTACTAACTGGGTTGATGCTTGGCAAAAAAGAAGACTTGAAATATGGGACTATTATGATACTCAGTTTTATGAACATGATGTGAAATTTCGTCCTTCTCCTAGGTATTCTGAAAATAATACTCATAAATATGTTATTGAAGTAGATGATAAGTTTGAGATGTATCAAAGACTTCAAAAAGTAGGCATAGATTCAGAATGTCACTATCCCGATGTATTTTCAGAACTTAAATGGGTTGAAGATAAAAAAGAACTACCTTACTCTAAGTATTTTGCAAAACATGCTCTTTCAATTCCTATAAATCCACACTTAACAGACGATGAAATACAGTACATTACAAAACAAGTGATAAGACTATATCAACTACCAGAGTAAGTATTTAAAATTAAATTATGTTTGCATACTTACTATACTTCTTATATAATTGGTTAATTTGAGCGCAGGTTTTAAATCTGCGCGTCTTTTTATATACAAGAAAGGTATAATAATGACTCAACTAATTTCCCCTACAAAATTTACTCACACCGTTGGCCTTTTAAGGTCATTTTTTTTAGATAAAGGTTTTAAAGAAGTTCACACACAGAACCGTCTTTCTATCCTTGCAGCTTGCGAAGATCCTTTCAACGTTGCTACATATAACTATGCTGGTCAAGTTTGGCCTCTTCCACAAACCGGTCAGATGTGGTTAGAACATGAGTTACTCTCTCAGCCCAATGAAAAGGGCTTTTTTTGTGTCTCAACTTCGTACAGACAAGAACCTAATGCTATCCCTGGTAGGCATGATATCATCTTCCCTATGTTTGAATTTGAAATGCCAGGTGATATTGTAGACCTTAAAAAGATGGAATATGAACTTGTAGATTATCTGGGTTTTGATCGCCCGATTGAGAAGACCTACGAAGCATGGCAAAAGCATTATAAGGTTGACGGAGAACTTGAGGCAGAGCATGAAATCGCAATGTTTAATGATTTTAGTACTGCTATGATTACGGACTTCCCTGAGTTTACTTCACCATTTTGGAACATGAGCCGCCATGAAAACGGACTAACCTCTAAAAAGATTGATGTTATTCTTGGGGGTATGGAAACTATCGGTTCAGCAGAACGCTCATGTGATATTGATATGATGCGCAACACTTTCCACACAATTACTGATGGGGCCTACGCTAACCTACTGTTTGAACTGTTTGGTAAAGAACGCGTAGAGGCAGAACTTGAAGAGTTTTTAAAGTTTGACTTCTTCCCACGTGTGGGCGGAGGTATTGGTATGACTCGCATGATTGCGGCTCTTGATACCCAGCTTCAGCTCGCAGCATAATTTATTGTGGGGTGGTGAAACTGGTAGACACGCACGACTGTTTCTCGTGTGCCGAAAGGCGTGATGGTTCGACTCCATCCTCCACAGCCAATTTAAATTTTTAAAATTTCACAAAACTGTAACAATTTTATAATATACTAATAATAAGAGGCTATAGCCTCTTATTACTTTTCTAAGGAGAAATTAAAATGGAACTTTTAACTCTTTGGATGGGTGTTGGTTTTTTATTTGCTGCGTATTCAGTAATAGCAAATGACTCAGTACAAACTCTTGGTACTTGGATTGCTTCTAACAACGAACGATTTCATTGGAGGACGATGTGGCTTGCTGCTTCGTCTGTTTTGTTATGGGCATTATGGTACGGGTGGTTTACATATGGAGGAGACATCTCCTATGGAAGACTGAATAAAATCCCCTTCCAAGAAATTCAGTGGTATCACGCGTTAGCCCCTGGACTTCTACTTCTACTAACGCGGATCGGTGTGCCTGTTAGCACATCTTTTTTAGTACTTTCAGCCTTTGCTTCTACTTTTGTACTAGAAAAAATGTTAATGAAATCCATGATGGGATATGCTGTAGCTGCTGTTGCTGCCTATGCTATATGGATTGGTGTAACTAAAATTTTAGACGAATCTAAACCAGTTAAAGAAGAACATAAGCGTTGGTGGAGAATCGGACAATGGGTAACAACAGGTTTTCTTTGGTGGACTTGGTTATCCCATGATATCGCAAATATTGCAGTCTTTTTACCAAGACAAATTCCTGCGGATATGATGTTTGCAATTTCTATTATCTTTGTAGGTGGACTTTGGTTCATGTTTAGAGAAGGTGGAGGTAAAATTCAAAATATTGTTTTAGAGAAGCATAATACTCGTTATGTTCGCTCCGCTACAATTATTGATGCCGTATATTGGGTTATCTTATTCTTCTTTAAAGAGCTAAATGATATACCCATGTCAACCACCTGGGTATTTGTAGGGTTACTATGTGGACGTGAACTTGCTATGGCAACTATGACAGGCAAGGAAAAGTTCAAAGTTGTATTTCCACTAATAGGAAAAGACTTTCTTAAAATGATGGTCGGACTTGCTGCTTCTGTTGGAGTAGTCTTATCTATTCATTATGTAATCGTACCTAACGGACTTTAAAAATATTAAAACTTTTTTAAAACCACACTTCTGTTTTGAGGTGTGGTTTTTCTATTGGACTACTTTTCTGTTTTAGCTAT